GAAAACGCAGAATTGAAGGCACGTCTGGAGCAATACGAGGAGAGCACGCCCGGATCAGTGCCAGAGGGCCGCAAGCAGCCCAGCACCCCTGCTGCCTCGGGAAGAGTAACCGATCAGGTCTTTGCCCGTCTCCGGTCCAAGGCCCGTTGACAGAGCTCTGTATCTCTGTCTCTCTGTAAAGCGCGAGATTGTCCCTTGACAGTCTCGCGTTAACGTTATAGTCTCCCTCCCGTTAACGTTATAGTCTCCCTCCACAAGGTTCATCCTTTAGGCTGCCTAGCCTTATAGGCCGTGTAGGAGCGTCCTCCTAAAGCCCTCGGCGGGCCATACTTCGGAGCCGAACAGCACGCAGATTTACCGCCCACATTGCGTGGGGGCAGTCTGTGAACATTTAACGTTAACGAAAGGTAGATATCATGAGTTGCCCAGACGGCACATTGGCAGCGTGTGACTTTGCTCAATTCCTAGTGGATGAGACTCCGCGCTTCGACGAGATGATTATGGAAGATATCCGGCCCACAGATGGCTGGATCGGCCACATCTCCACCGGCACCGCACCCCTTGGGACTCCTGCTGAGATTACGCAGGACCGCTTCCGCTCGGTGTGGGCCAACACCACCAAGGCGTGGCGTCGGGTTCCTGTTTCAGGTCCCGGCTGCACCGGCAACCCCTGTGATCCTCCGTCCAGCCAGATTGGTTGGGGCGCGGATCGGTTGACCTACTACGCTGAGGAAATCACCTACGAGACCCCGCTCTTCTGCTATGACCAGCTCATGCACGTCACGCACGCGGAACAGCATCTCTCGCAGATCATCAACAACATCCTGCGGCCCAATACGCAGAACATCTTCTCGGCATTCGCCCGGAAGCGTGGTTTGTTCTGGGCCAAATACAAGCAGATTGCCAATTCGTTGCTCTCTGCTTTCACCTATGAGTGGGTGAGTGTGGACTTGGATGGCGACGGCACTTCAGACGACGAAATCTATTTCGATTGCTCTGCGAGCCCGACCGACATCTACCACCTCGTTCCTCAGATGTTGCAGAACAACTACTCGCGCTCCATGCGTGAGGGTTACGGGGGCAAGAATCCCTTCAAGGAGACGTTGCCCTACATCGAGCTTGTCACCGACATGGATACGTGTTGGTTCCTCGACAAGCTGGGCGGTCAGCTGGGTGTCGGCGGCGGGAACAACCCGAACGTCACGTCCAACTGGCGCTTCACCCAATGGGACGCGGCCAATCAGTATTGGCGCTATGGGTTCTCGGGCCAGATCGGTAACTACCAAGTCCGCGTGGACGAACTGGGACTCCGGTTCAACTACGTCACGGATCTGGGTGCCGGTGCACACGGCGGAAACGGCAATCGGTATCGCTACCAGATCGTCCTTCCGTTTGTGAACGAGACGACCACGGGTGCTGGCGGTGCGGCTGGTATTGGCGCGAACGTTAACACCGATTACGACAATGCCCAGTTCGCCATCAGCTATCAATGGCACGTCAACGGCCTTGAGCTGCTCGTCCCGGACGCCCGTCCGATCAACCCGGATATGCCGTTCGCCCACCGAGACTTCGGCGGGAAATGGCGCTTCCTCATGCACGACTTGGGAGCCGATACAAGCGGCAACCCGATCTCGAACAAGTGGGAGAACAAGGGTCAATTCGGTGCGTGGTTCAAGTATTGGGTTCGGCCCAAGCACTACGAGTTCCTCCGTGGTTACATCCACAAGCGGGAACTCTTCTGCATCCCCGAAATTGACGTTTGCAGCACGGATCCCGGCTATCCGTCTCAGAGCTACAGTTCGGCTCCGCCCGATTGTCCTGCTCCTGACGGTGTGTATGGGACTGGTGTTCCAACCGGCGATGAGGACGGCCCAATCGTCTAACTGATGTAAAATCAGTTGCATTCAGATGCCCACACGCTATTGTCTGGCGTGTGGGCATTTTCATTAAAGTCCATTGGAAAGAGAGTTTATGGCTGACTATCCCGATCAAGAGGCTGCCGAGCCCAGAGAGGAACCGGCAGGAACCGACTCCAACGTCGCCATTCTCCCCATGTCCTTCTTTCCGTCTGATAAGAAGGTCAAGCCCGGAGATGTGTGCGAGGTCAAGGTCACTTCCGTCCGAGACGACTCCGTTCTGGTGTCTTACTCTGGAAGTGAGGAATACGAAATAGACGAGGAAGTCTCAGATCTGATGAGGTAACTATGACCGCCGCCGAAGTGCAAACCGCTCTTTCCGAGGTCAACTGTTACAGCTGTCTTGGCCTGACCATCGGCCAACTGTTGAAGCTGTCCTACCTGAGGACGTGGCTGCTGACGCTTGACTCAACCGCCGACGTGTCGCTGGCCAACATCATGTCTCAAGGGGACTGCCTAGCCTGTTACGGGCTAAGCCTGTTCGAGATCATGGAGATCGTCCTGCTGGATATGATTATTGCCGTGACCACATGATAACCACTGATGACATCAAATCCCTCCTCAATGGAGTTCGATGCTACGCCTGCCTTGGCATTTCCATGCCGAAGCTTGTGGAGTTGGCGCTCTATCGAGATTGGCTGTTGAGCGTCTATCCCAGCGCAGACACATCGCTGGCTGCGTTGACCGAAAATGGAAAGTGTCTGGCGTGTTACGGAATGAAGGCGTTCGACGTGCTGAGGCTTTCCCTGCTCAGCGAGATCTCCTTCTGGCTCTCCACCTCCGGTCAGACCGTTCTGGCGTTCCTTTCCGCAACCGGCATCACCGACTCCACGCAGGTTTCCGCCATTAGAAATCTGGTCACTTCGGCGGTTGACCACGGCTGGTGGGACAAGTGCGACCTGATCTATCCGTTTGTCGGTGGAAACGCGACGGCTCATAGCATCAACTTGAAATCCCCCGGCGACTTCACCATCACTTGGAATGGCACCGTCACGCATGATGCCAACGGGATCACGGGTGACGGGGCAACCGGCTACGGTAACACGCATTATATTCCAAGAACATCCGGGCAAATCACTCAGAACTCAGGCCACGTTTCCCACTATTTAAGGACAAAAGGAACTATTTTGATGTGGTATTGCGGGGCTGCGCTTCTTATAGGGACAAGAAACGGAACGGGCACAACTCAGGTTCGGACGATGGTCAACGATGGGAATCTCAGCACCTTCAACAATGTTGGGTTGGGCCTTATGATGGCAGCACGAACCGACGGATCCACGAAACGGAACTACTACACCACAGAACAAACGGCGGCAAATCTTTCCAGCCTAGTCGGCAATTCAGAATTTTACGTGCTGGACATGAACGCGGGTGGTGGGCCGCACATGACAAATGCCAACCTTGCCAGTTTAACTGTTGGAATCGGGATGACCTTTTCTGAATATCAAGCCTTCGCCGCTGACTGGCAGACCTTCCAAACTGCATTGGGGAGGCAGATATGACCAAGCAGGAGCTCCAGCAAATCCTTTCCGATGCCAGCTGTCTGGCTTGCTTCGGCATGTTCTCGCTGGCCGAGACCATCACGATCAGTCAGGTTCAGGACATCGCCACCAACGGCGTGACGTTCAACGCCGCGCTGTGCGCCGTGACCGCCTTTGCGGACGGAGGCGGAACCACCTTTGAGTGCTATGACGTGGGCAGCTACGACACGTCCATGCCGCTGGCAGGAACCCTGTTCACCGCCCTGTATGTGGGCAACAACCCGTCGCTCATTGGTGACACCTTCGAGGACTACTCCGTGGGCGCATACGCCGGAGGGACTCCCGGATCCAGTGTGACGGGATATGGAACCATTTACGTATCATGAGTGTTGAAATCGTCAGCATCGGAGACAAGCGACTTGCGATCAGCAACGACGCATGGGCCGCCTCTCTGGATGTGGGCACCGGCTGGAACCGGATCAGGATCGGATGGCGCTGGGCTGTCAACGACACCGGGGCCAACCTCGCCGCCCTTCAGGCCTACATGGGCGTCCTGTCCAACCCCACTGCCGGACTAGCGGAATCCCCCTTGCTGGCCACCTGCACGCACTACGTCGGAAGCTACCGGATCGGGACGGCCGCCCGGACTGCTGGGCCACCGACCTACTACGTTCCATCCTTCCGGGTCTGCAAAAAGGTGGGAGCGACCATCACTTCAGCCATCCCCGGAGTGACCGCCACCTTTCTTTCCGCCTCCCCCAGCACGATCAACACGGTTCACATCACCGAGATTGTGAAGGGAGCGCCGAACTACACGATCAACCATCTCTTCGCCCGTGGCTCAGCGGCCTTGGTGGACATCGCCGACTTGGCCCCCTTGACGAACACCCTGTTGGGTCCGGTGCCGTTCATCGAGACAGGGCTCAACGCTTACATCGGCGGGGCCGGGACTCGCTATTCCACCACCGGGGCCTCTGTTGCCGTGGATGAGGGTGTGGATGGAGCCCTCAATGCCGTGACCGTGGCTTGGGAGGAAACCAGCGCGATCAACTTCAAAGAAATCCTTGTCGCCATCGTCACATGAGCACCTCCATCGTAGATCTTCCCATGCCGTTTGAGCCTCAGGAAAAGAGGCTGAGTCAGAGCAATTCCCAGTGGGCGGCGAAGCTGGATCTCGGAGCGTCATGGAGCAATATCCGCATTGGCTGGCGGTGGGCCGCCGATGACTTCAACGCCCTCAATCTGTGGGATACCCAGTGCTACATGGGCCTGATGACGACTCCCGACTCCGGGATCACCAACGGCCCGCTGTCGTGGCAGACCGAGCACTTTGTTGGAATTCGGCGATTCAATTACAACGTTTACACGGTTGCCGCAACCCCCTACTGGTCCACGTCTTGGAACATGTCCAAGAAGATCGGGACGACCATCACCAACTCGGCCCCGGCCATTTCCACAGCCCTGTTCTCGACTGATCCGTCCTCAGTCAGGACGATTCACATCATTGATTTTCAGGTTGTGGGTCCGCTTATCACCGTCTCCCACGTCACTTGCGAGGGGGTCAGCGGGTTTCTGGACATCGAGGAGAGGTCTGTGTTGGAGGATGCTATGAACGAAGCCACCGTGGCTTTGGCCACTGCGTCTATAAACACCTACATCGGTGGAGGCGGCACAAGGTATTCCAACTCATCGGCTTCCCTCGCTGTAAATCAGGTCGCCGACGGAGCCTTAAACACATTTGTGGCCGGATGGCCTCTGGTTCAAAACCTATACCTGTCCGAGGTTTTGTTCCGAAAGCTATCCTGACGGTTTCGGTTGCAGATATTGAACAAATTGACTAGAGTGCGCTATGACATCAGCTGAGATACAAGCCCTGATCGAGGAAGCCAAGTGCTTCTCGTGTTTCGGTGGCAGCTTTACAGACCTGCTTGTCATCTCCCTGCTCAATCGAATTTCGACTGCCGGGAGTGGAACGAGTGCTGTGCAGGGTCAGGCTGGAGACTACGCCGGGGGAAACCCGACGTGGACACCCACGTCTGACGTGGCGCTCGCCTATGACACATCAACGACACCTGCAACCCAGTGGATCTGGTATGATGGAGCTTGGCACTAATATGAAATCAATCGCAAAATTCCTAGCCGTCGTATTCCTGATCGGATTCGTCACCGTGCTTCTGGCCGCCTCCGGCACGCTGTTCAAGGGGAAGTTCGTTGGGGGCGGGTTCTCGCCTGACTTTGTCGGGGACGCCAGCGGTGTCAGCAATGCCGCCGCCGTCTATCCCGCCGACGCCAGCATCGCCATCACCACCAACGCGGACGGCAGGCGATTCGGCATCGCGGCCACCGGCGCAGCGGCGGGAGATACGAACTTCGTCAACGACGGGCAGAGCGTTGTGGTTCGTGACACGAATGGATGGAACAGAATTATTGTGAACTCCAACAACGTGATGATTCTGGACAGTGGAAGCAACTTGGTGTTCAACGCCGTGCGAGGATATGGAACGCTGGTGGTGGATCCTTCAGCCAACAGCTACCTTCAACTGTCGAACACTGGAACGTTTCACTACGGAACTCGACACGACTTTGGGGGAACGGTCTATGGAACCTTCTCTGGAGACGGATCCGCGCTGACTGCGGTGCAGTCCTTCATTACCACCAACGTGGTTCCCAACACCATCATCACCAATCCCATCCTGAAGGGGGTTCAGTTCCAAGACAACAACGGAGGAGACGACGTTAAAATCACCCAGACTCTCTCTGCGCTCTCTTGGCAGTCCACCAGCGCACCTTGGGATGCTCCGTTCGTCATGGATGTGACCGGCGTAACCGCCTCCGCATACTCTGGATTCTTCCGTCAGGGAACGAACAGTCTCGGAAACGCCAATGTTGATTTCGCCAAAGGTCATGTGGCCATCACCAATCTGGCAGGCAACTGGACAATCACAGGCTGTCAGAACATGAACGCAAACGAGGACAACTGGCAGGTCATCAAGCTGAACGCCAACGGGGCGGATCGAACCATCACCGTCCCCGCCGACTGGTATGTCTCCGGGTTCACCAACAGCACGACCGTGACCGTGACAAACGGGACTTGGGCCGAGCTGGGGGTCAGCGCCATACAGGGGATTGTGACTCAGGCTGTTTTTAATGGATACTGGTAATGAAAAAGATGCTCACCATTCTCGCGTGCCTCTTCGCTGTGGCTGCGCCCTCGCAGCTCAGGATCACCTCGTTCTTTCCCGCACCACCCCCAGCCGCAGCGCCCAGCGGACAGGACTTCTCTGACGACTTCAATCGGGCTGACTCCTCCAGCCTTGGAGCCAACTGGTCGGCCAACTCCGGCCAGATCAACATCGCCTCCAATCAGGCTGTTCCGAACACAGCAGCATACGGCAAGGACACGTCTATCTATACGGCCACCGCCTGCGACACCGTTGAACAGTATGTGAGAGTCACTCTTGCCACCCTGACCGCAACGTCGTATGCCGAAGTCGTTCTTCGATTTACGAATGACTCGACACACTACTACGCGGTCCAGTTCAACACGGGTGGAAACATCTGGTGGCAGTATCTGGCCAACATGGCGGATACCTCCGGCAGCACCATCGAGAACATCGGAACGACGGTCGCTTCGGGGGACATCTGGGGAATTACCATCACCGGAACCGGGGCCAGCACGGTGATCCGATGCTGGAGAAACCCGACCGCGACCCGCCCTGTGGCAGCGGACGAATGGGACAGTGGGGATACCACCCCGGAGGCAAGCTTCACCGCTGATCCGGGAGCCAGCGCCGTGGACACCGGCAACTATCTGGGAATCGAATGCTTCCAAGGCAACGCATCCGAAACGGCCTACGACAACTTCTACGGTGGAGATATATGAGCCGGTGGTTCAAGGAGGCGTTTGTATGGAGGCTGGCCATCGTCAGGCTGGCTTCTTATTCCATCGTGGTGGGTGTCTCCACCTTCAGCACGGCCATGAATGGTTTGGAGTGGGGAGTCCTCAATCCAACCCAGCAGTTCATTACCGTGTGCGGAGTCGTCTCCTCCATTGCCGGTGTGGTGTGCGCCTTCCTTGACCGGACGATCAGCAACATCGTCAGCGGCAAGCCGCCAGTCACCGGAGATTCCATTTCAGATAATACTTGACTCTTATCCGATTCTGCTCAAAATGGGAACACTATGGACCTTCCGTTTGATTTTAGAGAAGAGCTCGAAAAGCTGAGAGAGCTTGAGTTGAAGGCCTTAAAAGCTGACAACGCAGTGCTTCGGCAGCGGTGCAAGATCTTTCCCCCGGTTGAAGAAGAATGTAAAAAGGCCCTTAGTGCTATAGACAAAATGAAGAACGAGGCTATCGTCGAAGCTGTGAAAAGAACTGGATCAATCGCTGGCGCAGCTCAAGAGTTGGGAATGGGAAGATCAACCATTCACAAGCGGATCAACCAATTCGGTATTGCGATCTGCATTCCGATTCTCATGCTGCTTTCTGTCTTCAGCTCCAACGCCCAGACTCAGGTCAAGATCCAGTGGGATCCATCACCTTCTCCGGGTGTGGAATACCGACTCTATGCTGCCACGAATTCGATTTCCGAAACCAACAAGCTGGCATCCCCCATCATTGTTGGCGCGGGAACCAACCTGACCGCCACGCTGGATCAGGTCGTTCCAAACACTTACTACGTCAGAGCCACTGCATACTACCCCTCCAACGGCGTCGAGAGCGTCTTGTCAGACCAGCTTGTTTTTTCGATCCCGCACCCTCCTGCCAGCCTGTATAACGTCTATCTTCAATGGACGCAGGACGTGACCAGCACCAACTGGATCACGTTTACCAACGGGTTCTTCAGGATCAAATTTGGAGACAACTAATGCCACGCGATGACGAAGCCATCATTGTCAGATTTCAGGCCATAGATGACAAACTGGGTGAAATGCACTCAGACTTCAAACGTCTGGAGGCCCGGGTTATGAACGGGCTCACCGAGCGAATTGTCGAGGTGGAGAAGCAGATTGCCGTCAGCGAATCAGACCGAACCCGCAAGGAGAGAACCATGATGATCTGGCAGACAGCTATCATCTCAGCGATAGTCATGCTCTGCGTCGCTCTCGGTGGTTACGTAGTCACTGAATACGTCAAACACCAAGAAATGAGACACAACACCACACATCAAACCCAATGAAGAAAATAGCTGGTATCCTGATGGCCGCGATGCTCTGTTTCGCGGGTTACTCACAAACAAACGCTCCACCCCCGGAGACCTCCACCAACCAGCCGCCCACGCTGCCAGAAATCCCGGGCATCGTCCTGAGCTTCCTCAGCAACACGGCGAGCAACTGGTATGTGGCTCCCTACGGGATCTACTGCAACGACACCGAGAGCTTTGGTGCTGGCATTGGGATCGGCTACGCCATCAATCCCAACGTCGTCACGGTGATGCGAATGGACTACGTGAATGGAGACATCTGGCTGCCCTCCGGCAGCGTCCAGTTACAGGCTCCAATCCTTCTGATGGGAAAAATCCAAGCGACCCCGTTCGGGTTTGGAGGAATCGCAACTCCGATCAGCGGAAGAGGCAAGGACAATACCACCGCCGTAGGCATCGCTGGCGCGGGGCTCGGGATCAGGTTCAACGAGCACGCCGGTGTGGTCTATGACGTGGAGTATTGGTCAAGCTTCTCCGGCCCCCAGCATCGGTTTGGCGTATTCTGGAAGTTCTAATGAAAACCTGCATATTCGACCTAGAGACGTTCTCTCTGTCGGCGAATACCGGGATCCTCCTATGCTGCGCTTACAAGACCTATGGTTCAAAGGAACAGCCCTTGGTCATCCGAGCGGACGAGTTTCCCAACTGGAAGAAGCGTAGGAGTGATCCCAGTGCGATTGTCGCCGAAGTCATCAAGCAACTCTCCGATTACGACATCTACGTAGCCCACAACGGGCAGAGATTCGACAAGCCCATGCTGGTCTCTTGGGCGCTCAAATACCACCAACCTGTTGCCCTCCGCTTTGCGAAGTTCATTGACCCCGTGCTGCTGGCTCGGCGTCACATGCGGCTGGCGAGGAACAGCCTTCAAGAGCTCATCCGTTTCCTAGACATCCCAGAGGACAAGACCCACGTCGAGTTCCGTCACTGGCTACAGGCCGCGATGGACGGGGACAGCAAGAGTCTGGACTACATCGTCCACCACTGCGTTCAGGACGTGAAATCTCTGGAGATGGTCTATGAGCGCGTAAAGTCACTGACGAAGGTGATTGACGAGAAGGGGAGCTCGTTCTGATGAAACCACTCTCAGCCGACTTCCCCTCCGTGGTCGTTGACCAGAGCGCCCAGACTCTTCAGGAGCTCATGTCCGACTGGCCCAAGTCACACTGCCAGCTGACCCGTTTTGCCAACGAGCAGATTCAGGCAGGCAGATGGGAGCGCGTTGCCAAGCGCATCAAGGGAAGGCTGACCCCGGCCTACCGAAGGGTCAAGCGTTGAAATTCAGAGACCCGGAGGCGTGAAGCTTCCGGGCTCTTTCAATCAGTTCGGTCTTCCAGCGTTCGTGCACAATCCGGTTATCTTCCTTTCGGGCTCGCTTGATGACGAACCCGCGCTGGAGCGCCCCGTGACAGCCTATGGCCACGGCATCGGCCAAGTCGGGAGACTTCCCGCACTTCTCCTTCATCTCCTCCTTGGTCTCGACTGAGATCTTGTTTCCCATCGTGGTCTTCCATTCCCGCTGGGCAAACTCATTGCAGACCGAGAAGGTCATGCCCCGGAACTGGCCCGACTCCACGATCAGCCTGACGGTGAACCAGATCTCGGTGATCTTGCGGTCGTAGTATTCCCGGCAGGTCTTCTGAATATCAGCGGAGACCCAGTTCTCGGACGGCCTGCCGCCGCAGTCAATCGAGTTCACCATCGGGCTCCACAGGCGCGAGAAGGACGTGACCAGAGAGGTTCTCATGCCGGAGTCGAAGAAGAAGTTCTGGGGTGGAATCTCCCGGCGATCACACTGTTCCTTCACGAATTGGACGATCTGGTCCTCAGGGGATGTGGCCGCCCGATCCCCTTTGACCGGGATGATTAGAACGTCAACCAGATGCAGGATCATCCTGCCATCCGAGTTGCCGGAGTCCCGATAGACCAGCCCGGAGCTGTCCACCGCCTTGGCCTCCTGAGAGGCCTCAAAGCCAAAGACCAGCTCTCCAAAGACGCAGCGATCCCCGCCCACTCCCCGGTAGGCCGCGTCCAGAAAGGCGATGGACGTGCGCCTGCTGTCCCGCCACAGGGGACGCTCGAAGGCGTCGAACTGCTTGGCCATCTGGTGGGTGATGACGCGACGGCTGCCCTGCCCTCTGGGCATCCGGGCCTCATTCATCATGGTGTAGTGCCAGTCATCCACTCCCCATATCTCGGCATCGTTCTTCATCTGCTGCATGGTGATGAGGAACGGGAACGGAGGCTCGACATCCTCCGGGGCGTTCTTGTTGGGCGTATCGCTCCCGGGCAGCTGCAAGGCGATTCCGTTGGGAAACTTGGTCTTCCATGTCTTCGTTCCCGGCTGCTGGTCTATGCCGGAGTCCCATCCCCCAAGGTCGGGGTGAGGCTCGCAGAGGACGCCGTGGGCGTTGGTCGTCTCGTTGGGATTGCCTAGACCGACGAACTTGAAGTCTTCGCACTTGGACAGGTTGGAGATGGAGTCGAGAAACCCACGGGGCATGAGGTTCATTTCATCCCCGATCAGGCGCACGCGAGTGTTGTGAATCCCGATGTAGGACCCCAGCCCGACGAACTGGCTTCCCCGCTTGCAGGCCACGGCGATGATCCCGTTCTTGAAGTCGCGCCCCTCCGAGGCCTCTTCCCTTGGATCAAGCACCAGCATCTGCTTGCCCTCAATGAGATGCCCCGGCAGGCTTGGGCACTTCTCCTTGGCCAGCTTGTGATACTTCTTGACCATGCCCCAGATGCGGAGCTCAAGGGATTTCAGGTCGGTGGAGGAGACGAGGACGGTCGTCCCCTTGGATCGGGCATACCATTCGGTCAGGGCGATGCTGCCAAAGCTGTCGCTCTTGCCGCTTCCCGCGCAGCCCATGACGCCCAGATAAGTGTGGTTGATCCAATTCTCAAGGCAGGCCTCGGCCCAGTGATTCTTGAAGGGTCCGCTTTCCCATAGCCTTCCGGGCCAGACGATCTCCTGAAACCTGCGGTAATGGAAGAACAGCCCCTTGCCAGCTTCCTCTCCGTTGGACTTCGTCCACTTCCCACCCTTGGCGATCATGGTGAGCTCTATTAACCAATCTGGCGAATCTTTCATCCACTGGAGGTTGTATCGCTCAAACTGTCCGGTGGATTTCTTGGACGGCTTACTGTAATACATGCTTGCGGAAACACTATGTCTAGTTGACAGTGCGTGCAAGGATAAGATGCCATCTTCAAACAGCTTGATAAGGGTTGACGGCAGCATGGACTTCAGCGGCGGTGTGGACTCGCTGAAGGTGACGACCGTTGCCAGCGAGAGAGTTCCAAACGGGCTACAGCGAAACCAGCTGGCTTGGCTGGACAATGCCACGGTGCGCGATGGAGGCATCACGCAACGGTATGGCTGGCAGCCGATTGGGGACATGGCCGAAGGCAGCGCCCTGTATCAGGGAGGGGCTTTCTACTACCCGGACAGCGGGGATCCCTATCTCATCCATGCTCTGGGTGGAGTCCTGTATCGTCAGGACATGACCACGGGGCAGCTGACAGCCCTGAGCTCGGACCCTATTTACTTTCATCCCGCCAGCCAGCCCATCTTCTTCTTCGCCCAAGCCGAGCAGTTCATGGTCGTTCAGGCCGGAGACGGCGTCACCAATCCCCTGATCTGGGACGGGGTCACGCTGAGCCGGTCTCGCGGCATCACCGGGGACGCAACTCCGGGCAGTCCGAACTGCAACCAGATTCCCCCGGCTGGCCCAATGGACTACTTCATGGGCCGCCTGTGGTATGCCCGTGGCAGGCAGGTCACGGCGGGAGACATCGTGCTCGGCCCTTCCGGCTCGCCAGCCTACGGGCTTCGCGACTCGGTGCTGTATGTCACCGAGAATCCTTTAGCCATTGGCGGTGACGGCTTCACTGTCCCATCCAATGACGGCGCGATCCGGGCTCTCAAGCATAGCGCCAACCTTGATGCGTCCCTTGGTCAGGGGCGACTCTTCGCGTTCACACGCAAGGCCGTATATGCGATCAACGCTCCGGTGACTCGCACGGAATGGATTGCGGCGACCAACAACAATCAGCCACTGATGACCGTGGTTCAGCTGGTGAATGGTTCGGTCAATGACAGGTCTGTTGTTGCCGCCAATGGTGACTTGTTCTACCAATCGCTGGAGCCGGGAATCCGATCCCTGCTTCAAGCCATCCGTTACTTCAACCAATGGGGAAACATTCAAATCAGCTCAAACGAGCAAAGAATCCTTCAGTTCAACAACCGTGCGCTCCTATACGCCGCCAGTGGCATCGTATTCGACAACCGGTTGCTCATGACGGCGCTGCCATTCGAGACAGCGGTAGGGGTCGCTCACTCAGCCTTGATCCCGATGGACTTCGTTCCCATCAACAGCTTCAACAAGACCAAGGAGCCAAACTGGGAAGGGATGCACGAAGGCTTGGATTTCCTCCAGCTTTTCGTTGGGGATTTCGGCGGAAGAGAAAGGGCTTTCGGAGTTATCTATTCCCGGGAAGCTGGCAATATCCAGCTCTGGGAGCTGACGAGGGACAACCAGAGGGAGAATGGGGATGGTCGGGTGACTTGGATCATCGAGACCCCGGCGTTCACATGGGGGCAGGAGCTTGACCTCAAGAGGCTGCTGACCGCCGAGCTGGGGGTGGATCGCCTGTTCGGGACGGTTCAGTTTCAGGTCGAGTATCGCCCGGACTTCCAAGGCTGCTGGCTGCTGTGGCATCGCTGGAAAGCCTGCACGCCCCGCAACAGCGCGGAGGACTACGCCAACCCGATCAGCTATCCCCTGACCCAATACGGGGAATGCTACAAGACCAACATGGTTCTGCCCAAGCCGCCTCAGGAATGCGCGGACTGCAACACGGGCAGGCCTGCGAACTTGGGATACCAGTTCCAGCTTAGGATCACCATCAAGGGCTTTTGCCGAGTCCGTGGGATTTTGCTCTACGCCGAGCCGGTGGACAGGCAGCTCTATAAGGGTATTGTGTGTTGAGTTATGCCGTTCACAAATCCGCTTTACATCGCGTGCGATTCGGACCCGAGCACCTGCACGGATCCGTCAACGACTTCGCCTGTCCAGAACATCTCTTCGGAGGCTCAGGATACCGAGGACTTCTTTGGAAGGTCCTACGGCACCTATGACCCGCCCCCGCTGGGGTCCAACTTCACGGCCCAATGGTGCTTGGGCCAGTGCGTTTCCTCGGTGTCTCAAGAGGATGCCGACCAGTGCGCCCAGAGGGCGGCCATTCTTTGCGTGGGAGACAACAACAATCCCAGATGGCCGACGGCCAGACCCAACCCCAATCCCAACCCGACGCCGGACACGCCTCCGTATATCCCGGGCAACCAGACGATCTACTACAACACCGAGCAGTCGGCTGACTTCGTTTGCCCGGACGGGAGCGTATTCACCTACACCATTCCAGCCGGGGTGTATTCCGCCTTTACTCAGGCGGCGGCTGACAATATCGCCAACAGCGTGGCCACCACCCGGGCGGCGGAAAGGCACATCTGCATTGGTGAACTGAGCCCGGACAGCGCGTGCCTTGGCGACGACTACGAGGCAACCGTGACGGTCACATCCGGCGCTCCGCTGGCCAGCATCCTCATGACCGACGGGGAGCTGCCTCCCGGGCTGACCATTGATCTGGGAGATACCAGCTTCACCATCAGCGGCACGGCATCCGGCGTGGGCGGGTATATCTTCAGCATTCTGGTCGAGGACACCTACGGCGGGTTCATGGAAAAGGAATTCACCATCCGGGTGGCGACGATTGCCAACCAGACGCTGCCGGACGGAGTTCTCTCGGTGCCCTACACGCCTGCGCTGGCGGTGGACGGAACCACCAACCCAACCGTGGTCTGGAGCGTGGTGTCTGGATCCCTTCCCACGGGCGTTTCACTGGCGTCCAATGGACAGTTCAGCGGAAGCCCAACCGCCAACGGAGTCTTTACGTTCACCGTCCAGATGGAGGATGACCAGCCATGATCTGCCAGAGGGAATTCACCGTCACCATTGCTGACGCGATGTTCTCGGATGTGGTGTGGATTGAGCCAACCGACGGAACCAATGACCGGCTTCCCATCACGGCAGAGCACGGATATGTGAACAGCTCGTGGTCGTTCAGCGTCAGCGGTAGCGCGACGGATCGCCTGATCTGGATGGTTCATGTCACCAACGGCACCGCCGACAATTACAACATCCACATGGAGATGGGGGTTTCCGGCGTCATCAACGCCATCAATGGATCTAGCCCACATGTAAGCACTCTGGTCAGGTATGGTCTGGCCGGTCCACCGGTGAGCGTGCCCACGGCTGGAACCGTGATTGCCAACGACGCCACCCTTGGCTCCGTTCTGGGTCCGTATTCCAGAAGCGAATCCGGTGACTATGTTCTCAACGCGGGGCTGGACATCTGGTTTGCCGTCCAATGGGATCCGTTCAGGGTGAGTGGAACCATAGATGGAACGCTCATTTGCACCTCCTCCATTGTATGATCTGTCAACGAGAATTCACGATAGAGATCATCTCCTGTATCGGACTGGGAGCGACGGCGGCGTGGACCTACAATCCGGGCCTGAACCCCAACCAGCCCCCGGCAGAAGTCCTCCTGACCTACGACATCGAGGGGTATTATGGAGTCTGGACCGCCGTGAGAACGGGAGGCCCAACGTCCGTCTGCGTTGCGGAATGGAGGGTTGACTGGACGAGCGCGGCAGGAAAACTCCTGAGGGTCACTTCCACGATTGTCGGCCCTGTGACTAGGGCCGGAGTCGCGGCCAATGTGATCTGCCGGTCAACCGCAAACGGAACACTTGTTTCCTCAACCCAGAACTGCCCCATCAACACCACGACTCAGGTGAATCTCACGGCGGTGGCAACCAAACTGTTGACGGGAGGGGCGGCTTACATTGACATCAACCATCAGATTCCTTCAGATCAGTCATTCAGCCTCTCTGGGGAGGTGATTGTGGAATGCGTTGATCCGTAGGAATGGCTTGCAAAGTTATCGTTATCGAGGTAACAAAAGGACATATATGGCACAGCGCCTTAGACTCTACGACATCCGAAACTCAAGGATCCCGGCCAATCTGGGCCTGTGCGTTGGCGATCAGCTTGAGATCGCCGCCTACGTCAACTCAGCTCAGCAGCGTTTACTTTACTGCAAGGAGGCAGGAAATGATGGCTGGTGGGGGACTTACGCAGAGGTCGCGTTCACAGTGAACCGTGATGATCCTTACCTGACTCTTCCAAGAAATATGGCAAGGGTCATCGCGGCCAACTGGTGTGATGAATACGTTCCAGTGCAGAACCAGTGGTATGAATACCTACAGTTCGGGAACGGCAGAATGCCCAAGACGTTCGTAACAAACTGTTTCCAAGAGAAGCAGATGTTGATGAGAAACAACGTCGTCACCAGCACCGACCTATCCAGCCCACCGCAGCTGATCCGCGTCTATGTGACCGAATCCTCGGATGTGGGCAAGCGCGTGGTCATCGGCGGTCTGGACAACAATAACGTGAGGATTTACTCGCAGGACGGGCTGAATCGGGTGGATGGAATCTATCTGGTTCTGGACAGCCCGTTCGTCACGAGCGCCTACCAGTTCAACCAGATCCTGTCCATCCAGAAGGATGTGACGGATGGGGAGGTCAAGTTCTATCAGGTGGATCCAACCACGGGAGACGAGGTTCTCCTGCTGACGATGGAGCCCGGAGAGCAGACGGCGTGGTATCGCCGCTACTACCTGAGCAACCTGCCCAGCAGCTGCTGCCCTCCACCGAACGACAACGGAGACGTGACCTTGACCGCCATCGTGAAGCTGGAGCTTCTTCCGGTGCGGTATGACACGGACTACCTGTTGATTCAGAATCTGGAGGCGATCAACGCCGAGTGTCAGTCTATCCGGTTTTCCGAGATGGATCAGCCCCAGTCCAAGCAGAGCGCAGCCGAGCGCCATCAGCAGGCGGTCAGGCTTCTCAACGGAGAGATTCAGCACTACCTTGGATCGGAGCAGATCGCGGTTGGGTTCAAGCCGTTTGGGTCTGCGTCCTTGAGACGGCAGCAAATTGGCACAATAATTTAGTTATGGCATACACCATTCCAGCATACTTGCAGCCCGGAGTCGTTGCGACTCCCGGGAGCGACCTCTATAACCAGCGAATCGCCTACAACACGAGTCGCGGAGTCCCCGGAGGCGGGGCCGGTGTTGGCGTTCCCGGCCTTGAGACCGGCGTGGCCTCCAGCGTCAACCAGTTCATGACGGGTCAGGCCCAGCTTCCGTTCATCCAGAACCTTCCCGGGTATCTGGGAATGAGGGCTCAGAACAGCATGAACATCCTCTCGCAGTTGCAGGGGGATGTCCCCACCGATGTCATCAACGAGATCTTGCAGCAGGCCGCCGAGCGAGGGATCGCCACGGGCGGCGGTGCTGGCGTGGCCAAACCCGCCTATCTCAAGGCGCTTGGCCTCACCTCTCTCGACTTGATGAAGCAGGGACAGGAGGGATTGAGCAAGGCCATCAGCGACACCCCTGTCCCTGAGCTTTGGAATCCGGCTGACCTCTACACGTCAGAGCGTCTGGCGAACAAGCAGCTGGAGATTGCGAAGGCGGGAGCAACAACCTCAACCTCGGGATCGAGGACTACCTCGCCGTGGGGGAACCGGTCCTTCACGAACGAGAACTTCTTTGGAGGAATTTGGTAATATGCCGGTCATCCCATCACATCGAGGATCGCTGCCAGTGCCCGACTTTTCGGGCGCTTGGCTTGGCGGTCAGAATCTCCAGCTCAAACAGCAGGAGCTGCAACAGAGCGCGGCCAGCGACAGCGCACGCATCGCGCTTGGCTATGCCCAGCTCCGCGCCCAGCGTGAGGCAAACGAGCTGGATGCGTCCATCAAGATGAAGATAGATTCTCAGGAGCGCCTTGAGAACCAGCAACGCATGGAGATTGACAAGGCCTACAAGGATTCAATGGTTGCCATCGAGCAGCAGAAGCTTCAGACCGCTGCGGCTGATCTGGCCATGAAGCAGCAGAAGGAGTCCTATCGCCAGCAGGCCATCGGAGAGTTTCAGAAGCAGATCGGACAACCCAACGCCGACATTGAAACGCTCTGGTCCAAGTATGGCCCAGCGATGGAGGCCACCATTCCGGCTGGGATCTTCAAGGATGAGAAGCCCTCTGGAGGAGAACCCCGCGAGGTCAAGGGTAAAAGCGGAACGCTCTACGTGGAGCGAGATGGAAAGTTTTACGAAGTGGCCACTCAGGTGGACAGGGAGAAGCTGGACGCCGCCAAGCAACAGGCTGACATCGAGAAGGAGAATCGCGCCTACGAGCGAAAGGTCTTGGACGACCAGAGAAAGGACATGGTCAAGCAGATTGATGTTTTGGACAAGATTGTTCAAGGGCAGAAGGCTCTGGCCAAACTGGGAAAGAAAGAAGTCACCAAGGAGTTTGAGCAGGTGTTCAAGGAGAACGAGGCCCTTCTGAGCACTCTGAAGACAAACCTGATCCAGCTCGATGAGAGGCGAATGTCAATGAACGTTCCCCGCAATCCGCCGACGCCATCGGCATCAACCAACGCGCCAGCCATCAAGTGGAGACTGAAATAACTAGGAGACCATCATGCCAAAGTGGGAAGTTGAACTCGAAGATGGTCGCATCCTTGAGTTGGAGTCTGACGCCAAGCCGTCCGATGAAGCGATCAATCAGATAGTTGCCGGTCTGCCAAGGCTGGAAAAGAGCGTTGGCTCGATCACCAACGAATGGAAGGCCTCCGCTCCGGTGGAGGTCGGGCCGCCCAATGCCGCCTTCCCTTCTGGAGAGCCCAAGGCCCAGACCCCGCTCAGCAATGAGCAGAAGGCGATGGAGGACACATGGAAAGGGCTGTCGGGATTTGAGAAGTTCTTCGCCAGCGACTTTCCCCAGCTGGCCAAGGGCGCGATTGAAACCGTTGGCGCAACGGTGAAGGGGGCCGGGATTCAATCCGAGCTCAATCCGCCAGAGCTTCTGGCCGATCCTGAGTTCGGAATGGGCAGGGGTCTCGAACAGTTTTCAGAACAGATCAGACAGTCCAGAGAAGCGGAGACGCCGGAACAGCGAGGACAGCGGATTGCAACAAACCCTTTGGTAAAGGCGGGTGAGGCAATTCAGGAATACAGCGAAGCCACGTTTCCAACCATTCAGCCACAGTCCGTCGAGCGCCCCATTGGAGACATCCTGCAAGGCGCAGGCAGTTCGGCGGGATTCGCCGCCAGTGGATTGCTTGGCCCTGCCGGGATTGCGGCCTCCGGTTACTTTTCATCTGGCGCTTCCGCCTACGACGAGGCGATTCAGAACGGAGCAACTCAGGCTCAGGCAGAGAAGGCGTTCTTCATCAACGCCATTGCCGGAACATCCGAGGCGCTGCCGATTGTCCACATCTTCGAGCGGATCAACAAGATGGCCGGTGGAACCCTGTCGGGCGCACTCAAGGAGATGGTTGCGTCCGGGTTTGAGGAGGGGGCTCAGGAAGCCTTTCAGGCCATCGTTGGAAACGCTTCGGCCAAGTATCTCTATGATGACGAACGGAAACTCCTACAGGATGTCGCCAAGAACGCAGGCGTTGGCGGTGCCGTTGGATTCCTTCTGTCGGCGTTTGGTATCGGTGGAGCAGGAGCCCTGCGAAGAGCGAGAGGTGGTGAGAGAAATGCCCGCAAAGACACGCAAGCAGCAAAGGTTCATGGCGATGTGCGCCCACAGCCCCAGCAAGGCCCGGGGCAAGTGCCCATCCAAGAAGGTGGCAAGGGAGTTCAGCCACTGGCCGAAACACCTGCAAAGGAAATATCACTAGACGAGGCGCAAGTGGCGGCAGCCAACGAGCCGCTGCTTAACGCCAATCAGGACCTTCAAACCAAGGAACTGTGGAACAGTGTTCCCAAGGAGATCCGCGCCCAGATGTCCGGTGGTCGAGAGGATTTGACGGATGTCAGTTGGGAAGATCTCACTCCGGGAGAGCGTTACCTGATCGCCGCCAGAACCGGGGTGGTGGCTCCCACAGCTGAAGAGGTTCAAGGAGAGCCGCTCAATCTGGTGGAAGCCAACATGCGGATCGCCAAGGTCAAGGGGCCTCGGTGGATGGTCGAGCCCAAGGTGGACGCCCTTGGCAATACCGTCGGATACAGGGTGAGGGTGAGGGCTCCTCGCGCCATCACCCCGATGAAAACCAAGAAGGTGGCCCGGAAGCAGCAGCTCAAGAGAAGGCTTCGCTCGGAGACGCCACAGGCAATCCGTGGAGAGGGCAACACCATCGAGGAGGCCCTGAACAACGCGAAGGTGGATCTGGAACTGGAGACATGGACGGATCGCCGACGGGAGAGTCAGCCGATCACGATGACTCAGTCCCAGAAGGAAGAGCTGGATGCGCTCAGAAATCAGCAGACCCAGATGTCAACCACTGGGCTGGAGATGAGCGATGATGGCAAGCAAAGGCTTTTGCAGCTTACCAATCTGGAAGCCATCGTTGAAAGAACGAGCGATCCCAATCTGGCCAAGCCGGGACCGCAGCGGGTTCCGGTCAGCGCAGAGCAGGCCGAGCTGGTTAAGCTCCTGACCGCCGACGAGATCGGGATGCTGACCGATCCAAAGGATCGCGGACGGATGGAGGAGCTCCTGAACAAGTTTGAAGCTCGGGCCCTGACCGCATTGGAGGAGGGCGCTTACATCTTTGCTGAGCGTGCCGCGCTGGAAGAGGACACGAAACTCAACAGCGGCAAGAATACCGGCATCGAGGTCATCAGCAAGGAGCAGCTGACCAATCCAGACCTACCCTTTGCGGCAACGCTGGCTCCCTATACCGTTTTCACAGTGAACCGTCAGACGGGCAACGTGGTTGCCGTGGCGGGAAACCTTCAGGAGTGGATCAACGAGATGCGCTACGGCAAGCAGTTCTCGGACGAGAAGATCCACCGCGCCATCAAGTCGGCCATCGCCGAAGAGCTGATCCATCTTGGCGTTCATGACACGACCGCGCTCAATTACTGGAACGGCCTGACCGCCTTTGAGAAGTGGGTCATCAAGAACCGCTACCTCATGGGCCAGAAGATGAACCTGAGCGACACCCAGCTTGGGCACGAGGCGCTCCGCTTCAGGATCCAGCAGGCGCTCAAGCTGACCCCAACCGAGTTCAGCCAGATGGCGATTGGTGATCGCATCAGCTGGGGTGCGCTGAGCACGCTGGAAAGAATCATCCGGGCCATCCGTGAGAACTTCAGCACGATGGGCAAGACGCAGGTCGCCCTGTTCGATCAGGCCCTGTCCAACCTGACCAACGTCAAGGCCATGTATGTGGCCGCTGGACTTGGCCCTGTGTCCGCGCCGAGACAGAAGATCCGGCTCAAGACGGCAGATGGAAAGATCATCGAGGCCGAGTGGGCTGGCTACTACGACATGAGGAAGTTCCGCCAGAAGCGGGTCTTCCCCAACATCGGACGGATGCTGGAGGAGGGACAGCCTTGGGATCCCAAGGAGGTCACTCACGGCCCATTGCGCGAGGGCGAGGTCATCCTCGACCCCATCCCGTCCTTCGACGAGTGGATCAGGGAGATCAGCGGATCCGATCCGGTTGCGCCCAAGGTTTCACTGGCCGCTCCCCGTGGCCAGATCAGCAAGGCCGCCGCCAAGAGAATGGAAACGCTCCGAAAATACATCGAGTCA